AATCATCAATTGTAACATCAAACAAATTCGCATCTATTCTTTCAGCAATTCTTTCTTCTGCCATTTCTAAAGTAATGTACAATACATTTTGACCTTGCGTTAAAAAGTTAGCGGCACAATGGCACATAAACAAAGACTTACCAACACCTGTACCAGCCAATGCGATATTTAACGTTTTACTTGGTACCCCACCTTTTGTAATACGATTGAAATAGTTTAAATCAAATGGATAACGTTTTTCTTTTGTATGATACCAATTAAATCTATTTTCAGCGTCAACAATGTAATCGTGCCCAATATGATTATCAAATGAAACTGCAAGAGCATCAGCAAGAATACCTGGTATTGCCTCTTGCGTTCTTACTTTATCTTTATTATCTAAAATCTTAATTCCTTCAAGGACAGCGTTATGTACTGCTCTATCTTTACAAAACTTTTCTGTTGTATTTAATAGCCATTGGTTATCAACTTCTTCGTTTGATATTGAAGCGATAAGTTCTTTAACTGATTTGTATTCTTCTTCGTTAATATCTTTACGAGCATTTAACTCAATTAAAATAGCTTCTTTTGTAGGTAAGTTTTTATATTCATTAACAAATTTATCTACTTCTGTAAATAATAGCCTTTCATCTCTTTTTGTAAAATAGATAGCCTTTAAAAAAGGTATAACTTTTCTTGTAAAATCTTCATTAAAGAAAAGATTACGTAAGATTGTTGTTTCTATTCTCTCGTTATTTGTCAATGATAAGTGTTCCATTTTCTAATTGTTGTTCAACTAATTCTACTAATATGTCGCCAATATAATTTCTAAAATCCTGATTTATAATATCAACTTTATTAGGATTTAAAAATATATCATAAGTAAACTTTAACGGTATTTGACCTTGCTCATTTTCGTGTGGCGCAAACTTTACGTGATTGTATTTGTACACGACACCTTCATACTTACCTTCGATAAGTTTAATACAAGTAAAGTCATCACCTTCTTTTTGTGCAAAGATGTAAGGTTTACTATTTTGTTTCTTCTTCTGATCCGTAGCTGAATTTTCGTTTTGCGACTTCATCTATCTTATCCAATACCTCTTTTGTAAAATATTTTTCAGGTTCATCATTGATGTTTTTACCAAATACTTTTGAACCATCAGGCATTTCATATCTAGTAGATACTTTCGTAAAGATACCTGCTTCTTCAGCAAGTTCAATAAGACCGTAATACTTATCAAGCCCATGTTTGTAAGTTAGTTTGACATCAATTTGTGCATTTTCTTTTGTTAAACGTGATTTGTAATTTTTACAATGTATTATATTTCCTATAACTTCAGTACCGTCTTTTTCTTTACGTTTACTGAGATAGATGATTGAGGATGCTGCGTACTTAAGGCCAGAACCACCACCCATTTCTTTTTGTGGGAACATTGAACCAATAACATCATACGTATGATTAGTCATAATCATAGGAATGTTTGCCTTACCTAGTTTCAATGTTAAAACTCTAAATGTTGATTTAACAATTTGTGATCTTGTCATATCTCTTGTTTCTTTACCAGCGGCTGTATCTTCCATTTCTTTTGTAGTAGATAACATACCTAAACTATCTAACACAAACATTAATGGTTTTCTACTTGCTTCTGGTTGTGAAATATATTTGTCTAAAATCTTTATAGATTGATTTCTAAATTCTTGTACAGTGGCAACTGGAACAATTACCATTCTCTTACTATCTACACCACGACTTTCAATCATCTCTTTTGAGATTGCACTTTCTGATTCAAAATAAATTACACCTGCTTCTTTATCTACATCTAAAAAGTTTTTACAAATACCTAATGCAAAAAACGTTTTACCTGTTGCGGCTTCGCCTGCGATTGCTGTAATCTTATTTCCTGGTAATCCACCATAGATACTACCCGATAATAATGCGTTAAAAGAATATGAACCAGTATCAATAAAACTTGTCACATCAGCGCTATCAACTCCTTCACTAACTAGTGTAGCGTATTCATTACCTGTTTCTTTAATTATATCTTTTAAAAAATCACTCATATTCTATTCACTCCTATTAAAATTAATAACATAATATTTGATACCCATATCATAACATATTTTTCTAACTTTGTCAAGTTCTATTGCTGGAAAATGAAATGACAAATACTTATTATGTTCTTTATAGATTATTATCCTCATTTATTAGTTTTTCAAAATCTTCTTGCCACTTATCTCTTGCCTTTACAACCACAAGTTTACCTTTTCTTTCTTTTGGTTTGTCTTCCCAATCAAATCGTAAACTTTCATCTTCTGGAATCCAATTTTTATGAGGGTCTTCATAATCTTCGGATTTAATTCTACCCCAAAGTATTTCTTGTATATTTTCTAAAGGCATAGCTCCAAAATCACTATACACTCTATTTTCAAATTGTTCTGCCATTCTATAAATGGTTTCTTTGTTATATTGTACTTTTCTTTGATAGTCCCAATACTCTTTCATATCTTCGTATTGTGCTTTTGTGATTGCCATACATATATTTATCTTTTAATAGCAATTACTCCAACGAAGTTAAAGTTTTGCCAAAACGTATGAAGTTCAAATCCAGCGTCTATACACATTTTAAATAATTCAGATTTAGTATTTGGTTTCATCATATGCCGTAACTGTACTTCTTTATCTAGTATTTCTGTATCACTAAAGTTTTTTCGTTTATAATCGTAATACATAAATGTCATCATATCTTGTATTCTTGGATCACACGAAAAAGTTTTTTCTGAAAACACAAATGCGCCACCTTGATTTAATCCTTTATGGATTCTTTTAATTGTATCTTCTCTATCTTTTGGTGGCATAAATTGTAATGTAAAAATAGATGTAACTAAAGAACAGTTTTGAAAGTCATACTCTCGTACATCACCTTTAAAATATTGTAAGTGACCATATTCTTCTTCATCTTTTTTAAAGTCTTTAAAAAAATCTTCTTCAATTTCAATACCCACATATTGAGCTTGTGGAATATGATATCTATTTTGTTCTATCATTGCCTTTAATAGTTTACCTGTTGAACAACCTAGGTCAACTACTTTTGTATAGTCTTCAACAAAATATTTTGACAAAGACAAAACATCACCCCAAAGATTATTATAACCTCGTACTGATTTTTCAATATGATTATCAAAACCTTCTTCTGATGTGGCAAAAGTAAATTTAGTCATTTGTTATCTCCTTATATGGTTTTAATACTTTTTCATAAACACTTTCCGCAAGTGCTTTCATCATAAGAGGTGGAACCATTCTACCAATCCTTTCTGATTGTTTTTTATGTTCTCCTGTTAAAATAAAATCTTCAGGTAGACTCATAATTCTTTTTAATTCTTTAATTGTAAATTTTCTATCTTCTGTTGGGTGACAAGTACCAGCAACACCAGCCAAATTACCCATTGCTGTAATTGTTGGACAAGGTTTGTTTCTACTAGTTCTTTTTAAATTAAAATGATGACCTTTATCGTGGTAATCCATCCCTGTTAATACTTTGTCAGGATCTTTAGGCATCTTTGCCAAAGTCTTACCTACAGCTTTATCTGTTCCTAAAGCTTTTAATAGATAATCAATTTCTTCTTTATCTTCATTCACTATATCGTTAATTGCTTCTCCAAGAGTTGTTTTAGTAGGATTTTTTTCTGGATAGATTTGATACATATTTAAAAAGTTAATACCTATTTTCTCAGCAACATCTTCTCTTACTCCAATAATAAAAGTTCTTTTACGAGATTGAGGAACACCATATTCACTTGCATTTAACACATCAGCAACAACTAGATATCCATTATCTTCAAAAGTATTTTGTATCTTATGAAAATACTCTTTTGCTTCACCCATTGTTAATCCTTCAACATTTTCACCAATAATTACTTTTGGTTTAATTTCTTTTGCTATTCTTAAAAATTCAAAAAATAAATCTTCAACGTTACTTACACCTTTAATATCTGAATATTGTTTTGTTTTTCCAAAAGCGTCTGCATGAGTTCTTCCTTCTCCATGAGATACCGAACCAGCCATACTAAATGCTGAACACGGTGGCGAACCATCAAGTATATCTAATTCGCCTGGTTGTAGTCCTATTTTGTCTAAGAAATCTTTTCCTGTTAACTTTTTAATATCACCTGGTATAATTATTGTGTTTGGATAATTAGCTGCATATGTTTTTTGAGCTTCTTCAACAAATTCATTGACTGCCAATATCTTACCACCAGCTAGTCTATAACCTGTTGATGACCCACCACCACCAGCAAAAGTAGATAATACATTAAATAGTTCTTTTTTTTCACTATCTAAAGTATCTTTTAATGTATATCTTTTATATTTGTGCATAGTCTATACTATATCATATTTAGCCGTGTTTGTCAACCTCATTACCCCAACTATCCCAATTATCACGTTTATTACGTGCAAATAACTCTATAAAAGGCCCTTCTAATAGACGTTCTATTTTATCGTACATCTCATCAGGTTTTCTGGAATGCTCTCTTAATTTTGATACTACTAATTGTTGAACATCACTTGCCATACGTTTAGGTTTACCTTTTGTTGCAAGTAAACACATCTCTGGATTAGACCTTGTCCAATAACCTAATCCAGTAAAATATCCTGGACTTTTTTTATTAGTCTTTACCCAAGTAAAAGCAACTGTCTTATAGGTGAACCCCCAACCCTCTATAACTTCAAATGCTTTTTGAAGAAATGGGTCGGTAATCCACATTAAGAGAGTTGCATCGTTCTCAGCAATTCGCTTAATAGGTAAAGAAATAATGTCACTAAGACTAAGGCACTGATAGTGCTTAGTAGCGTTTCTTCCTTCTCCCTTTTGCGAATATGATTTAAAATACCACGGAGGATCTGCATAAATTACCTTATATTGTTTATTTAAATTATCTAAACTATTTAATACCATACGATAAGAAAAACAGTTTTAAAGCTATGATAATAATACATAACTGATATGTTTTAATTTGTGTTTTTGCGCCTAATATAATACCAAATCTAAACGCCCAATGAATAGTAATGGCAAGTAAAAATATATTTAACATCATACAAAAAAATCCTCAAGACTTGCTTTCTTTTCATAAGTCCAACCAATTGAATTTAAAATAAAACTTAGTGGATCTAAAAAAGTTTTTTGAAATTGTACTTCATAATCAATATACTTTTGTAAAGTAAATTCTGGTGGTAACTTTGTTATGTAACTAATAACATCAAATTTAAATGGATTTGCTTCAATCAATTTAAGAAATTTAATCTTATCGCCTTCTTGTATCAATGGATATTTCTTTAATAGTTTGTGTTGTCTTATTTGATGATTATAAATTAAAGCACCTTTAACGTGTATTGGAGTTCCTTTAATAAAAATATTACTACTATGTTTATATTTAGCAAGATTATTACAAGACCTTGGAAAAGATATTTGTTCTGCTGACATATTGTAAAACTCATCTTTAAACTTGGCAACAAAATCTTGTAAATCAATTTCGCCTTTAGTCATTATAAGTTTAATAGCTTCTCTAATTTTACCACGACATACTTCAGGTGTTGATGACTTAACTGCTTCAATACCCATAATTTTTAATTTAGGTTCATCAAACGTAATACCTTCTTCATCTAATACATTTAACATATATCTTTTTTTAGCAGTCCAAATACCTTTATCAGCAATTACTTCTCGTTTCATTACCATTTTGTTTCCCATAGCATTTGTATAATCAGCAAGTTCAGCAAAACACTTATCTAAAAAAGGTTGTATTCTTGTATCAACAACTTTGTTAATAAATCTTAATACATGGTCTTTAGGTTTATTTTTACACACTTGTTCTACTAACTTATCTAAACAAAGATAAATGGAATCTGTATCTGACGCAATAACATAATCTACTTTATCGTGTGTCTTTAATATGTTATTCATATACTCATTTATATTTTTTTCAATAAAGCGAATAACAAATTGACCAGAAGTAGTGATTGCCGTTGCTTGTCTTACATCATAATATCTAAAGTATTGATTACCAATTGCGCCATACGCACTGTTTAGTGCAATCTTTTTAGCCCATTGTATATTATGGCAACGAGATATTTCTTTTAATAAGTTTTTATCTTTTGTCTTTTGATATTTTTGTTTTGCTGAAAATTCTAAATCTTTAAACTTAACTCTATCATTGTACATACTTTCCATAAGTCTTGGTAGAAACCCTGGACTATCTGTT